GCTCTTGCACAATGCGGGCAACCGAGCCGCCACTGTGGGGTTGTAATCATTTCTGGGCAGATAGAAGTGCCTTCAAAACTGCCGGAAGATGTTGATTTCATTGAGGAAACCAGTTGCTTTTCTCAATTTGAGGTTTTGCAACAAAATGCCCAAGAAATGAGCAGATTTGGATTCGTTTTCGGGCACGAGTGATTTGAAAATGAGAAGGGGTGACCTGCTTTTGAGCGGGCCACCCCTTTTTCGTTGTGCCGGGTGTTAAAGATTGCTGGCTTGCGTGGTCGATTGGTCGAAGTCAAACCAGTTTTTTAACAGGCGCTCGTACCAACGCAGCGGCGTGATGTGTTCGCGTGAGCCTTGGGCGGCTGCCAGCTCGTTGTGGCACTGAGTGACCAGTGCGCCAAGTGCCGCAGGCTCCGAGGCTTCCAGGCGGCGGTAGCGGCTGTTGAAGCTGGCCAGTTTGTCTGCCGACCAATCTGTTTGCTCAACCACATCGGCTTCCAGCAGTCTGTAGTCGCGGGCCAGCTCAGAGTGACGACGGGCCTTGGCAGCGGGGCCATACACCAATGCGCCCGCTGAAATGATAGCTATCAATCCTGCAACTGACTGTCCAAAATCAGGATTTGTCTGAATGCTGGCAAATGCTGCCGCACCTCCAAGCGCAGCCACTGCGCTGGATGCGCGATCCACGCCATCCAGGAAGCGCTCACGCTTGAGGTGGTAGAGCGCAGACAGGCGCACCCGCCACAGCAGATCGTGCAAACCGTCTTGCATGGCGGTGGAGTCTGGTGTGGGCGTGGTCATGGTGGGGGCCTTTACTTTTTGCCTGGATCAGGGCGCGGCGGGGTGGGGCGGGTTTGATACACCGTGGTGGAAACCACCTTGCCGCCTTGGGAGTTGTTCGATTGTGCCGCCGTACTGGAGCCGTCGCGGTTTGTTTGTGCGGGCGCTGGCGCGGGTGCTGGTGGGCGGGTTGGTTTGGTGCTCATGATTGATATGGGTTTGCCTGATGCAAATGCACCACCGCCCCATGCTGGGCGATGACGTTGTGGCCGCCGTGGATGACGATGGTTGGGGAGGCGGGGCGGCGGGGTGTGCGCTTGCGTGCGGGGCCATTTGTGGCTGGTGGGGGCGTGACAGTGGTTTGGATGACGGCTTTTATTTTTCCGTCAATATCGGTGGCTTGCGCTTTTTCCATAAAGATTCCCTGCTACTAAAAAATGCTTGAATTGCGGGCTCTTATGCGGCCAGCTTGATGAATTTGACGATGCGGGCCGAGGTGGTTTCGGCGGCGGCGGCTTGCTGCTCGTCTTCCAGAATGAGTTCGTAGGCGGCCATGATGAGGGCGGCGTGCTTGTCGGGGGGCAGGGGGCGCTTGAGGCCAGCGAGGCCCTCTTGCACAGCGGTGACGGCGCGGGTGAGGATGCGGGTGTCGAGCTGCACGGCTGGCGCTGGCGCTGGTGGCTGGGCTGCGCCGCGCTGTTTGGGGCCGCGACCGGCGGCCAGCCACTCTATGGAGACGTTGGCCGCATCGGCTATGGCGATGAGGTGATCCGTCCTTGGCTGAGCGCCAGATTTGATGATGTTGCGCAACGTGCCCTCGTTTACTCCACAGCGCCGCGAGAAAGACAGCAGTGAATCACCCCCGATCAACTCCAGAAGCCGCTTTGACAGTGCGTCACTTTCTGCTGCCTGAAAGTGACGCACTGCAGCGGTCGATGGTGGCGCGTCACTTTCCATGTAAGTCGTTGATTTCATGTGATCCTCATTTTTCTGCGACACATTCGCAAAAAATCCGAATGTGTCGCTTGAATCCGTAGTTTTCTGCGTTATGATTTACGACATCGCAAGAATTAACGGATTAACACATGATACCTGTCAATGCACCCACTTTGAGAACACGCCAGCAGGCGCGCGCCTGGCTGAATAGTCAAGGCACGTCAATCGCAGACTGGGCACGCGCCCACGGCTTGAAGCCTCAAGTTGTGCATGACTTGCTGTCCGGGAACAGCCTCGGTAGCCGTGGCCAGAGCCACGATGCAGCGGTGCTGCTGGGCATGAAGGTGGGTGTGGTTGGCCCCGTGGCCATTGGCCCGCAGGCCGGGCCTGCCGACAAGCGCCGCCGCGTGGAGCTGGCTACCCAGCAAGGGGCGCAGGCATGAACACGCCAGATTACGAAAAGCGCTTCTGGCGTTTGAGTTTTGTTTGCTGGGGGTTAGTCGTGATGCTTGTTCATAGCTATGCGGTGCGAATCGACATGAGCAGCCAGCACATGACTGACACCGTAACTGCAAAGCAAGCCTGCGAGAAGCAACTGAAAGTGCAGCGGGATGCCCAGGCTGGCAATGGCCAATGCGGCCTCTTTATCTGCATCGGGCCGAATGAATTGGGCCAAGGCGGCATGGGCATATTCAAGCCCCAGATACCAGAACATGGCGGCGGTGCTGATCGTGGACAACAAGATGAACAGGTAGCGGCTGATGCGCAGAAATAAACGCGGGAAATTCCATGCAGTACCGATGGATGAGCCTGCAAGCACGGTGAGTGTGGTGATGGTTTCAAAAATTGTCATGGTCGGGCCTCGTGAAGGCAATGGTGGGTGGAACTTCCATTCTTTCACGGGTGCCCCGGCCACCCAAGACCCAACCAACAGGAGTGAATGACATGGCCAACAAGGTGTCGGTGATCAAGGATTGGTACACGGCTCAGGAGCTTGCAGGGCTGCCGGGCATGCCTGAGACGTACTCTGCCGTCATTCGGTGGGCCAAAAAAAATTTGGCCTTGAGTCGTGGAAAACTGCGAGGAAAGGGCCTTGAATACGCATTTAAATGCTTGCCCGCCGAAACCCAGGCCCATCTGAAGCAGGAGGCCGTGGATGGCGTGCTGGCTTGCCTGTCCGACACCCTGCTGCCCACCGCCACCACTGGCGCACCCAGCCCCCGCACCGGCACCGCTCTGGCGGTGCAGGGCAACCGCCTGCCTGCTGTGGCCGCACCGGCCAGCACGGCACTGGCCACCCGCCAGCCGTCGCTCACCCCACTGCTGCCCAGCGCCTACCAAACCAGCAGCCAGCGTGATGTGGCTCTGGCCCGCCAGGCCGTGCTGCGTGCAGTGCAGCGCCTGCAAGCCGAGTCAGGCATGAGCGAGCGCAGCGCCATGCTGACCTTGCTTGAGCGGCGCGACAGCGCCATCGCCACGCTCATGCTGATCAGGGCCCGCGATGGCCGGGGCCACAAGCATGCCAAGGGCGCAAAAGCCATGCCCAGCCTCAGCACCCTGCAAGCCTGGATGCAGCGTGCTCGCCTGGCCCAAACCAGCGATGCCGCTGGCGACGCGCCCGACAACCTCGCCCCCCGCGTGCCCCTGCCCAAGGCCGAGGTGCAGCCCTGGATGGTGCTGGCCGTTGAGCTGTACCGCCGCCCGCAAAAGCCCACCGTGGCCAGCGTGCTGAAAGACATGACCACCGCCTGGCCCGAGTTCAGCCGCCGCTGGGTGCAGCGCGACCTGGCCAAAGCCCACAGCAGCACCCCCAACGACATGGCCGTGGCCCGCCTGGCCGAGCAGCTGCCTCTGCCCAGTTACGACCGCCTGGCCCGCTTCTTTCGCCAGGACATGAGCAAAACCGACCTGCTGGCCGGGCGTGAGCTTGGCAGCGCCCTGCGCAGCAAAAAGTTTTACCAGCACCGCAGCCATGCGGGCCTGAACCCAGCCGATGAAGTGCATGCCGATGGCTGGTGTACCCACTGCCTGGCTCCACACCCTGTTACTGGCGAATACGTGACCTGGGAAATCTGGCACTTCCACGATGTGGCCACCCGTTACACCACCCGGTTCGCCTTTGGCCTGAGCGAAAGCGGCGAGGTGATTCAGCAGGGGCTGAAGTTTTTCATCATGGAGCTGGGCGTGCCGGCCATCTTGCAAACCGACAGCACAGGCTCGGTCAAGAACAAAGACTTTGAGTTTGACCCCGTCAGCAGCCTGAGCGCCCGCCTGGGCCTGACCGTGGTGCATCCGCAAACCGTGGGCAACAGCCAAGCCAACGGCATTGCCGAAAACTACAACACCCGCCTGGACAGGGCCAGCCGTGCGCTGACCACCTACATGCACCCCAACCGCATGGACAGCCTGGCGTTTAAACAGGTGCGCAAGTTCACTGCCGACATGGTCAAGGCTGCCGCCCGTGGCGACACCGCCGCCCGCGACAGTGCCCGTGCCGCTGCCCAGCGGGTGGGCAAGGGCATCCTGTTCGAGACCTGGCAGGACATGGTCGATTTTTATGAAGAGGTGCGGGTGCGCGAGAACAACACCCCACACAGCGCCCTGAAAAAGATCACCGACCCCGCCACCGGCAAAACCCGCCACCAAACCCCCCAGGAGTGCCTGGACGAGTTCAAGGCCAACGGCTGGGAGCCCGTGGCCCTGGACGAAGCCGCCCTGGTTGAGCACTTTTACCCGCACCTGCGCCGCAAGGTGACCCGTGAAACCGTGATGGCCTACAAAAAACAGCGTTACTACCACGCCAGCCTGGGGGCCTACGAGGGCACCGAAGTGCAAGTGGCCGTTGACCCGATGGACGGCAGCCAGGTGTGGATCAAGGACATGGAGCACCGCCTGATTTGCGTGGCCAAGTTTGTGGAAGCCACTGGCTACCGCAGCCAGAGCATGTACGAAGCCAGCCTTGAAAAGCGCATGAACGCGCAAATCAGGCGCAAAGAACAGCAGATCGAAGCCATCCAGGAGCGGATGGACCCCGCCCGCGCACCGCTGGATGTGTCGGCCCAGGTGGTGCCTGGCCTGACCCACCAGCCGCCTGCCCAAATGTTTGCCCTGCCCGTGACGTTGCAGGCCCAGGTTGCCGCTGCCACTGCGCAGCCAGTTGTAACACCTGCCGCGCCCAACTACAGCGACCCCCGCGACCTTGCCATGTACCTGCATGGCGACCGGGTGGCCCGCGAAGAAGCCCAGCCCAGCGCCGTGCCCATCAGCGCCCAAGACGAACGCGATGCCCTGGCCAAGTTGCTGGGGTACTGGGATGAAAGCGATGCCGCCGATGGTGGCGACACAAAAGAAAAGGGGGTGCGCAAAAGCAATTAAGCAATCACGACACCCCCAAAAAACAGATGAACACAGCGAATTAATTACCCAAATCAATTCAACTGAAAGGCTATTTTAAATGAAACGTGAATTTGTCAAAACAGAAAATGCCCGCCGCTTTCGCTCCACGCTGGGCATGCTGGAAGGCCGTGGCGCTTTGGAGGCCGGAATGCTGCTGGTGGTTGGCCGCCCCGGCGAGGGCAAAACCATGACCCTGCACAACTGGGCCGCCGAAGTGGGCGCGGTGATGCTGACCGCCCAGGAAGGCTGGACACCCAACCGCATGCTCAGCGAGCTGGCCGAAAAGCTGGGCCTCGATCCCACCCGAGGCTTTGAGCGCAAGGTGGAAGAGGTGATTGCCCGCGAAGAAATCCCCCTGGTGCTGGACGAAGCCGCCTTTGCCCTGCACAACAGCGCCGCCTGCCTGGAGCGCCTGCGCGGCATCACCGACAAAAGCTGTACCCCGCTGGTGATGGCGGCAATGGAGGGCGACCGCCCCAAGTTTGCCCGCCGCATGCAAATTGCCAGCCGCATCAGCTTTGTGTGCGAGTTTCAACGCTCAAGCGTGGCCGACGTGCAGCTGGCCTGCAACCAGCTGTGCGAAGCCACCATTGCCCCCGACCTGGCCGAGCGAATCTGGCGCGAAACCGACGGGCGCATGCGCCTGGTGATGACGGCCATTGCCCGCCTGGAGGCCGTGGCCCGCCGCCGCCCCACTGAGCAACAAGCCCAGCCCTTGACCGCCGCTGAGGTGCGCGGCGTGCCCCTGTGCGAAGACTTCAGCCGTGCCAGCCGTGGCGTGCGCGGCCTGACAGTGGGCGCTGGCGTGGGTGCTGGCACACGGGGTGCCGCATGAGCCGCCGCATCGGGGGCAGCCCCGACAAATCGTATGGCTTGCGTGCCCGCGCCTGGTGGGTGATGCGCGAGCGCCGCAAGTTCACCCTGGACATGCTGCTGGAAACCGTGGCCAGCGGGGCCGAAAAAGATGCCCGCAGCAACCTTACCAAATACCTGGGCCACCTGGAGCGTGCTGGCGTGCTGGCCCGCAGCAAACACCGCCTGCCCGGCGACAGCCTGACCAGCCCCGGCTATGTGGTGTGGATTCTGGCCCGCGATGTGGGCAGGCATGCCCCCGTGTGGCGCAGCACCCAGAAAGCCCTGTGGAACCCCAACGACCAGTGCGTGGTGGAGCCCGAAGCCCAGGCCACCGAACCCGCCACTGAGGAGGCCCAGCCATGAGCACCGACGCGCACGACAAAGTCACCGTGACGCTGCCTGGCATTGAGCCCGTGGCCAGTGCGCCAGTGAGCCAGTCGCGCACTGAAGACTGGCGCAGCGTGCTGCTGAGCCTGATTGCCAGCACGCCTGGCGGCATCACCGGCGTGGCCAAGCTGGCCGAGGAGATGGGCGTTGAAGGCTTGGGCCGCGTGTACATCACCCGCGTGCTGAGTACCGGCAAAAGCCGCATTGAACAGCCCAGCCGCCATTTCATTGAGCGGGTGTGGAAGGTGGCAGGGCGGTACTGCCCCCACCTGTGCCGCGACATCAGTGTCGCCGACTGCCAGGCGCACCGCCAAAAAACATACGCCCAGGCAGGGGTGGCCCGCATGGTGCCCCTGACCACCGTTGACCACTGGCGGGCCTGCCGCAAGTGCGCCAACAACCCCAATGCAGAGCCAGCCAAGGCCGACAAAGGAGCCCGCCATGCGTGAATTTGCCGTGCGCATCACCCTGCCCGACAACAGCCACGGCTGGCACCGGGGCATGTACCCAAACGGGTGCTGGGCCATTGAGCGTGCCCTGCACTGGTTCCCCCAGGCCAAAAGCATTTTTGCCATGCGCGTCAAACCGCACGCCACCCCAGTCACCACCGCCACAAACCAACCCCGCAGCGAGGCCCAGCCATGAACAAGCCCCACACCCCACACACCCCCATTGCGCCCCAGCACCCCCAGCGCACCTGCCACGACGTTGGCATCTGCCTGCACCCCACCGCCGCCTGCGGCAAGGTGTGCCAGCAGCACACCGGCGGCCCCACCATGCAGCGCCTGTTTACCCAGCCACTGCCCACGCACTGCGCCGCGCCCACCGGCCATGCTGAGCTGCCAGCGCCCACCCTGCCGTTTGAGCTGGAAGGCCCCTACCGCCGCAACAGCAGCCACCGCCGCATGGGCCTCAACAACAGCGAGCGCCTTGCCCTGGGCCTGATGGTGCTGGCCAGCGGGCTTACCGCCGTGGCCCTGCTGTACGTGCTGGGCCTGGCCGTTGTGGGCGCGGTGGACGGTGTTAGCGGCCTGCTGGCTCTGGCCTGGAGTTAACACATGGCCCACACCCACACCACCACCCACAAGGCTGACAACCACGCTCAATCGGCAGCCCGCCAGCAGCGTGCCGAGGCCCGGCGCAAAGCAGCCATCAAGGCCCTCAAAGCCTGCGTGCGCCAGCTGCAAATGACCGATGCCGACTACCGCGCCATGCTGCAAGCCCGCACCGGCCACAACAGCGCCACCCTCTGCACCCCCGAGCAGCTGGGCGTGGTGATTGCGCACTTGAAGCGTGCCGGGGCCACCCCGCCGCCCAAAGTGCTGGCCAAAGGCGTAAACAGCGATGGCCGCAAACGCAACGTGCCCACCCCAGAGCGTGCGCCCCTGATGGCCAAAGTGGTGGCACTGCTGCAAGAGCTGGGCCGCGTCACCGGCAACCCGCACAGCCTGGCCTACGCCGATGCCATCTGCGTGCGCAACGGCTGGTGTACCCGCGTTGACTTTGCCGATGCACCCGTGCTGCACAAGCTGGTGGGCGCACTTGAGCGCACCTTGCGCCACCGCACCCAAGCCGCCAACCGAGCCGCCTGACCGCGCCGCCTGACCGCGCCAATTAAGGCCAGCCAGCCCCTACCTGGAACAACAGCCATGACCCGCCACCTGCCCCCAGCCCACCCCCATCTGCCGCTGACTCTCGATGACATCACCGGCCACCTGGCCCCCTTGCTGCCATCCAGCGCCACTGCACTGATGGTGGAGCTGGGGCCACGCGAGGCCCTGGCGTTGCTCAACCGCTACCCCGGCGTGGTCATCCCCAACGTGCCCAAAACCCCCAACGGCACCCCTCACGGTGCTGTGCGCTGGGCCAGCCTCAGCGACACGATGGGCGAAGCCGCCATGCAGCGCCTGGCCAAAAGCCGGGGTGGCGAAACGCTGACCATCCCCAACTGCCACGCCCTGCGCACCGCCCGCTTTCACGCCCACCTGCGGGTGCGGTTCGATGCCCTCACTGCTGCCGACGGCGGTGGCCTGAGCAAAAACCGGGCAGTGGAGGCTCTGGTGATGGAGTACGCCCCCATCACCTGCCGCGCCATTGAACAAATCCTCGACAAATCCGGCCCAGCTGCCAGCCAGCCAAGCCAAGAAACCCTGTTCTGACCACCATGACAACACCCACCCCCACCCCTGCCCACACCACGCACGGCACCAGCGCCGTGCGCCTGGCCGTGGCCCTGCGCAGCATGGCCAGCGCCGAAACCCTGCACAGCGTGGTTGCAGCCAAAGACAAGGCCAAGCAAGGCGGCCTCACCGCCAAAGACACCGCAGCCCTGCGCGTGGCCTTTGAGGCAGCCAAAGCCCGCGTCATCCGCACCACCCTGCTGGAGCGCCAGGCCGCAGCCGCCAGCACCACCACCGCAACCGCACCCTGAACGGAGACGAAACATGGCAGAAAAAGAAAAGCTCCAACCCCTGAAATGCCCAGAAAGCATTGCCATTTTTGAATACATCTTGCAGGCAGACCGCCCCGTGCCCCGTGATGAGTTGGTTGAAATGGCCGCCAGACGACTGCCACCAGACCCTAAAGGCCGCACGTATCCAGATGCTGTCAGCTACCACCTGGCCAAGCTATTGCGCCACCGCATCGACAACATCAACCCCCACCGCAACCAGCCCGGCATCTACGCACTGTCGCAACTGGCCAAAGAGCAAATCAAGGGCGAAACCATCCACAGGCTGCAAGCCGATCCCGCCCCCGCCCCCGTCAAGTGGGTGGGCCAGCCCGCCGCACCCCGCACATACAACATGATGGATCCCCAAAACGTGTACGTGCCCCCCCCCAGCCTGCGCAAGGGCGGCAAAAGCGTGCGCGAGGAGATTGAAGACCACGCCACACGCCAGCAAGCCGCCTACATCCCCGTTCTGTAACCCCAACCGCCAACCCAACCGAAAGGACAAACCCCAATGGCCACCAAAAAAACCAAACTCCCCGCCGCCACCGTGGCGGTGCCCCAGAGCAAAACACACTGCGCCGCCGACATCAAAACCCTGGGCGATGTGCAGCGCGACTTTGAGCGCACCCGCGCCGCCATGAACGATGAAATTGCCGCCGTCGCCAAACGCTACCAGCCCGAGCTGGAGGAACTGGAGCTGCGCAGCATTGCGCTGGCCACCGGCATCCAGACCTGGTGCGAAGCCAACCGCGCCACCCTGTGCGAGGGTGGCGGCAAAACCGCCAACCTCATCACCGGCGAAGTGAGCTGGCGGCAGCGCCCACCCAGCGTGCGCATCACCGGGGCCGATGCCGTCATTGAAACCCTCAAGCGCATGCAGCTGGAGCGGTTTGTGCGCACCAAGGAAGAGCCCAACAAAGATGCCATTCTCAACGAGCCCGAAGCCGTGCGCGGCATTGCCGGCATCAGCATCGTGAGCGGCGTGGAAGACTTCGCCATCGCACCGTTCGGGGTGGATGTGGAGGTGGCGGCATGACCATCGAAGAACTGAAAGAGGCCGTGAACGACTTTTTTGGCGACACCAGTCGCACCCAAGAAGAGACCGCCGACGGGCTGAGAGAGGTTGCCGCTTTGGCCAATGAGCTTGCCGACGTGTTAGCCGACTGACCCCCACCCCCGGCCTGTGCGCCGGGGGGTTTGGGACAGGGCTGGTGCCGTGCCAGCCTTGCCCCAAGCCTGACGATGCTCCATAATCCGTAACAGGTGCTTGAAATCACCTGAAAACACGGTCAAGCCGCCCCGTCAGCGCGGCTTTGTCATGCCCAAATTCCGTCTTGGTTTTTTGGGCAGATGCGCCTATCCGCGAGGACGGCGGCCCTGCTGTTTTCAGGGATTTCAACATCTGCCCACCCGCGCTTGAAATCGCGGTTTAACCAGTCTCAAAACAGGAGCATGACTTATGTCATCAAAATCGGGAAAGAGCGTCCGTACACGTCAAAATGCAAAGTCCACAACAACACCCAGGACAAAGCCAGATGACACGCGACGAAATAATCAAGCAAATTTGCAAGCTGATACCGAATCAGCGCCAATCCGGCGTATGCATGACCCCGCTGGAGCTTTTGCATCAGATAGTGGATGTGATGGAGCGCAACAAATTGCCAGAGCAGGACGAGGCGGTGCTGTTGGGGGTTTGTGTATCGTTGATGAGGCTGGAGTTCTCGGAGATGGACGCAGGAATAACCAGTATCGAAGCCATCAACAAGGCGCAACGCCGGTAGCTTTTGATGTGTCCTTTTCTTCGCTGCGCATCATTACGGATGAGCATGGCGAACCCTGGTTTGTTGCATCTGATGTTGCCAGCATCCTCGAATGCCGTGATGCATCAAACATGACGCGGATGTGCGAGGATGATGAAAAGGGTACTCAGATTGTGAGTACCCTTGGTGGTGAGCAAAAAATGATGGTGATCAGTGAGCCTGGTTTGTACCGGGTGTTGAGCCATTCGCGCAGTTCACGCGCCAAACCGTTCCAGCGCAAGCTGTTTCACGAAATCCTCCCCGCCATCCGCAAAACCGGGCGCTACGAGCAAGCCGCCCCAGCCCCTGCGCCCGCGCCCAAGTCTGCCTGGCTGGAGCTGGACAGCGTGTGTGCCCAGCTTGATGCTGCCCAGGCCCAGGTGCAAAACCTGCAAGCCCGCCTGCTGCAATCGCAGGCCCGCCAGTTGCGCCTGATGGGCAGCGTCATTGGCCTGCAAAAAAGCCGCAACACCCGCCATGTGCATGACATCATCATCCGCATGGAGCGCCAGGGCGCACCGCGCACGGCCATCATTGCCGCCAGCGGGTACACCAGCAACCATGTGCGCCAAATCATCTTCCGCGCCCGCGCCGCTGGCGATTTGCCCGCCCTGGATGCCACCCCCGCCCCCGCCGCCCAGGCTGCCCTGTTTGAGGGAGCCTGAGCATCATGGCCAGCACCGCCCGCATCCACCACCTCAGCGCCGCCATGCCAGCCGCCGCCCACCCTGCCCAGGCCACCAACGCCCTGTGGCTGCAACTGCAACAGGCCCACGCCGTGGCCGCCAGCATTGGTCTGTGCTGCGAGCACCTGCCGCCTGAAGCCGCCCAAGCCCACGCCAGCCCCCTGGCTGCCAACCTGCTGGCCCTGCTGGCCCAGGCCATGAGCGACGTGAACCGCATCGAGCAGATGATGTAACACCCCCGGCCCCCACCAACCCCGCCCCGGTGCAAACTGCGGCGGGGTTTTTTGTTGCCCAGACCGGCCTGCCTCGCGCGCGCGAGGGGGCGGGGGGCATACCGAAGCGGCTCGCTCTGACGCTTGCGGCCCCTGCCCGGCACAGTGCCCGGCATGAACAAGCCACAACCCACCCCACCCACGCCCATCCGCCTGCCCATCCACCAGCGCCTGCCGCGCCTGAGCGGGTGGATGCTCATCACCATTTGCCTGATGGTGGGCATATTGGCGCTGGCCCCCCAGCAGCTGCCCGTCACCATGTACAAGCTAAGCCTGGTCACGCTGGCCGCTGTGGTGGGTTACTGGATTGACCGCAGCCTGTTCCCCTATGCGCGGCCCGATGTGTTTTTGAGCAGCGACATGCTGCCAGAGCCCGACCCCGAGCCGGTGCCCCAGTGGGATGCGGATGAGCACATCGTCAAGCTGGGCTGGCTGGACACACCCGCCCCACCCATCGCGCTGGGGCTGGCCATGCTGCGCCGCGCCATCATCGTCGGCTGCGCCATGCTGGCGATGGGTCTGGGTGCTTGAGCCATGCGGATTTGCTGGAAAGCTTTTTGGAATGGCTTCTGCCGTGGCATGGTGAACGCCGTGCTGTTTGCTGGTGTGGTGCTGTTCTTCTTTGTGGTGCTCAGCCTTGGGCTCGGGCGGGAGACATCGTCAGCCTGCGCCCAGGTGCCACCCGCCGCCGCCCAGTACCGGGGCGAGCTGACCCGTGCCGCCTACACCCAGTGGGGGCTGAATGCGCCCATTGCAGCCCTGGCCGCACAGGTACACCAAGAAAGCGGGTGGCAACCCCAGGCCGTGAGCCGCGTGGGCGCGGAGGGCATGGCCCAGTTCATGCCCGCCACGGCCAGATGGTGGTGCGAGCGCAACCGCCTCACGCCCCAGCAATGCCAGCCCACCAACCCCACCTGGGCATTGCGTGCGCTGGTGGGTTACGACAAATACCTGTTTGACCGCACGCCAACCCGCTACAGCGCACATGATCGTTTGTGGGTGGCCTTGCGCGGCTACAACGGTGGCCTGGGCCACTGGAGCGCGGAGGCCGCCAGTACCGGGCTGGCCCAGCCTTCGCGCCAGCAAGTGGATGCCGCCTGTGGCCAGGCCCGCCGCCACCGCATCCACTGCCCCGAAAACTTGGGTTACCCCCAGCGCATCATGTCAGTGTTGCAACCCCGCTATGCCACCTGGGGTGGCGTGTGGAGCCAGCCATGAGCCGGGGCATTGCAGTCAGCTGCGTGCTGCTGGCCTCACTGTCTGGCGTGGTGGGTTGGCAGCTTGGGCGCTTGCCCGTGCTTGCCCAACTGGCCGACCTGCGCACAACCCATGCCGAAACTGCCCGCCTGGCTGCCCGCTCTGCTGCAAACACATTGCAGCAGGCGCAACAGCGCGGCGATGTGCTGACCGATGCACTGGCCCAGCGCCAGGCGCAGATTGACCAACTCCACCAGGACAAACGCCATGCGCTCACCCGCGTTACCACTGGCCGCCCTTGCCTCAGCTCTGCTGCTGTGCGCCTGCTCAACGACGACCCAGCCGACTACGGAGCCCCCGGCGTGCCCCAGGCCACCGGCAGCCCTGATGCAGACCATGCCACCACTGCCACCGATGCCGATGTCGGGGGCTGGGCCATTGCCGCCCGCGCCCAGTACAACACCTGCCGCGCCCGGCTTTCCGCGCTGATCGACTGGCACGGCCAGCCACCCTCAACACTGGAGCCCTGAGCATGATTGACACCAACAACTGGGGCTCGTACTTTGCGGCCGCCAACTTCGCCCTGACGTGGGGGCTGGCGTTTTACGTCCACCTGGTCAACAAAAACAAGGCCACCACCGACCGAATGGAACGCCTGGAAAGCGACCTGGTACAGCGCCTGAACCAGCACGGCGACCGCCTGACCAAGGTAGAGAGCCAGCTGAGCAACATGCCCAGCCACACCGACCTGGGCAAGCTGTACGACCGTCTGAACGACCAGAGCCGCGACGTGGCCCGCATGGCGGGCGAACTGAGCCAGATCAACGACAACCTGCGCCTGCTGCTGCGCCACGCCAAGGAAGGCCAATAAACCATGTCCACCCCCGCCCCCAGCCCTACCGCCAAACGCCGCCACAGCCTGCTGGCCAGCCTGTACTTTGAGCAAGCCAGCACCGCCCGTGTGCGCACGCTGGTGCGCCAGATGGACGTTGTCCACAACATTGCCGCCAGCTCCGACCTGGTGCGGGCTGATTTTATGTGGCTGCAAGAAATGGAGCTGGTGAGGTTTAAAGACGACCTGGCCACCCTGACCGAGCGCGGGCGCGACGTGGCCACCGGCTTTGCTGAATTTCCGGCCAGCTGATTCCAGGCTGTCCACCCCTCTATATATATAGGCACGCACACACATGGCGCACCCCAACGAAACCCGCGTGGCCCTGCGGGCCGCCTACCTGGGCGGCCTGGGCCTGGAGCTGGCCGCCATGAAGGCGGGCATACCCGTGGCCACCGCCCGGCGCTGGAAGCAAGAGGCCCAAGAAAAGGGTGACGACTGGGACAAGTTTCAGAGCGTCAGCCTGATGGTGGCCGGTGGCGGCATGGAGCAAGCCATGCGCCGCGTGAGCGCCGCGCTGGTCATGCAGATGGAAACCACCCTGGAAGAACTGGGGGCCGACACCGAGCTGGCCGCAATGGACAAGGCCAAGGCAATGGGCATGCTGACAGACAGCATGGCCAAGGCCCAGGCCGCCATGAAGCGCCTGATGCCCGAGACCGACCAGCTGGCCATTGAAATCGGGGCCGTGAAAGGCTTTGCTGAGCTGCTGATGCGCCTGCTGCCCAGCGCAGGCGACAAGGTACTGGAAGCCCTGGATGCCTATGCCCGTGGTGAGCGGTAACCGCTGAGCGACCGTTAAACATGGCCACCACCAAACCCAAGTTAACACCCAAAGCCGCCGCCCAAGAGCTGGTGGCGTATGCGGCGCAGCTGCGCCAGCGCATTGAAGCCGAGGTGTCGGGCTTTGACCCCGACCCCCGCCAGCGGGCCACGCGGCGCAAACAGGCGCAGGATGATTTTGGGTATTTCACACAGACCTATTTCCCGCACTACATCCGCAGCCCGCACAGATCAAAGCTGCACCACTACCTGTTTGAGCGCCTGCCCGCCATTGTGGCCAGCGCCAAAGGCGAGACCGATGCCATTGCCGCCCCACGGGGCGAGGCCAAAAGCACGCTGGTGAGCCAGTTGTTTGTGCTGTGGTGCCTGGTGACGGGGCGCAAGAAGTACCCCGTCATCGTGATGGACAGCATTGATCAGGCATACCCCATGCTGGAAGCCATCAAGGCTGAGCTGGAGTTCAATCCCCGGCTGGCGATGGACTTTGCCGAGGTGGTGGGGCAGGGCCGGGTGTGGCAGGCGGGCACTATCGTCACGCGCAACGATGCCAAGGTGCAGGTGGCAGGCTCGGGCAAAAAGCTGCGCGGCCTGCGCCACGGCCCCTATCGGCCCGATTTGGCGGTGTTGGATGACATAGAAAACGACGAACAGGTGCGCAGCCCCGAGCAGCGCGACAAGCTGCAAAGCTGGCTGGCCAAGACCGTGCTGCCCCTGGGCGCTGCTGGCGAAAAGTTTGATGTGGTGTACATCGGAACCATCCTGCACTACGACAGCGTGCTGGCCCGCACCCTGGCCAACCCGCTGTGGACAACTGCCCGCTTCAAGGCTCTGCTGCAATGGCCCACCAATGGCCGCCTGTGGGACAGGTGGGAGGAGCTGCTGCGCAACGATGGCCGCGCTGTGGCCCAGGCCTTTTACGAAGCCAACGAGCCCGCCATGAACGAGGGTGCCCAGGTGAGCTGGGCCGCCCGCAGCCTGCTGACGCTGATGACCATCCGCGCCAAAGACGGGCATGCCACGTTTGACAGCGAGTACCAGAACGACCCTGTGGCGGGCGACAACAGCCCGTTTGCTGGCGATGGCGTGCTGAAGTATTGGACGCAAGAGCCCCATCCCCATGACGATGTGGTGTGCTTTGGCGCATGCGACCCCAGCCTGGGCAAGGCCGGGGCCAGCCGCGACCCATCGGCCCTGCTGGTGGGGCGGCTGAACCGGCGCACCGGCGTGCTGGATGTGGTGGTGGCCGACATCAAAAAGCGCCTGCCAGACAAGATCATTGAAGACGTGATTGCCCTGCAACAGCGGTGGCGCTGCGTGCTGTGGGTGGTGGAGACGGTGCAGTTTCAGGCGTTTTTGTACACCGAGCTGATCAAGCGCAGCGCCGAGCGCGGCGTGCCCGTGCCCGCACGCGGGGTGCAGCCCATTGCCGACAAGCTGCTGCGCATAGAGAGCCTGCAACCCCACATGGCCAATGGCCTGATCCGCCTGCACGCCAGCCAGAACACGCTGATTGAGCAGCTGAGGCACTTTCCCAAAGCCGACCACGATGATGGCCCCGATGCCTTGCACATGCTGTGGATGGCCGCCACCAGCGGGGCGGGCGGTGCGCCCCGCGTGGCCAGCAGGCCCAGGCGCAGCGGCATGTCAACCCAAGGATATTGATCAGCATGACCCCCAGTCACCACCCCCGCCCAGCTGGCCTGTACATCAGCCCCACTGAGTTTGTGCGCTTTGCCGAGGGCCAGAACAAGCCCGCCACGCTGAGCGACCACATTGCCACCCGCAACCGCAGCCCCGATTTCACGGCCCTGGGCATGTACCTGCCCAACCCCGACCCGATTCTCAAAAAGCAGGGCAAAGACATTCGCGTGTACAGCGATTTGCGCAGCGATGCACATGTGGGTGGCTGCATTCGCCGCCGCAAGGCTGGCGTGGTGCGCATGGAGTGGCGCATTGACCGTGACCGGGCCAGCGCCCGCATGGCCAAGCTGTGCGAGCAGGTGCTGGGTGACCTGGACATGCGCCGCGTGATGCGCGAGATGCTGGATGCCCCCTTGTTTGGCTGGCAGCCTCTGGAAGTGATTTGGTCGCCAGCATCAAGTGGCGGAGCGCCTGTGCCGCTGGACGTGCTGGCCAAGCCAGCGCACTGGTTCAACTTTGACAGCGAGGCGCAGCTGCGCTTTCTGACCCGCCAATCCATGTTCCATGGCGAGCTGCTGGAGCCGCGCAAATTTCTGGTGCCCGCGCAAGATGCCAGCTATGCCAACCCGTATGGCTTTGCCGACCTGAGCATGTGCTTTTGGCCCACGGTGTTCAAGCGCGGCGGCCTGAAGTTTTGGGTGACGTTCACCGAAAAATTCGGTACGCCCTGGCTGGTGGGTAAAACCCCGCGCGGCACGCCGCCCTCAGAGCAAGATGCGCTGCTGGATCAGCTGGAGGCAATGGTGCAGGATGCCGTGGCCGTCATACCAGACGATGCCAGCGTGGACATTGTGGAGTCTGGAGGCAAAAGCGGCAGCGCCGATCTGTACGAGAAGCTGCTGCTGTTTTGCCGCAGCGAAATCAGCATTGCACTGCTGGGCAGCAACCAGACCACTGAGAAAGACAGCACGTTTGCCAGCGCCAAAGCCGGAGCCGGGGTGGCAGATGACCTGCGCGATGCCGATGCCCGCCTGGTAGAAGCCACCATGAACCAGCTGCTGCGCTGGGTGGTGGACTTGAACGAGGGCGAGGCCGCCCCTGCGCCAAAGTTTGAGCTGTATGAGCAGGAGGAGGTGGATCAGGAACGGGCCAAGCGCGATGAAACCCTGTCCAGAGCTGGCCTGCGCCTGAGCCGGGCGTACTGGATGCGCACCTACGACCTGGAAGAGGGCGACATTGATGCAGCGGCCCCGCCTGCGCCACCGGCGGACACCCCACCGGCTCCACCAGCTCCACCAGCCCTGCCATCTGTGCCACCCAGCAGCGCCGCCGATGCCGGTGCTTTTGCCGAGGACACCACACCCGACCCCGTGGCTACCCTGACCACCGAGCTGACCGACCCGCTGCTGGCCAGCACCCAGCCCGCATGGCAGCGCATGCTGGCCACCTTGCAGACACTGGTCAACGAGTCAGACAGCCCAGCAGCATTGCAGCAAGCCATTCTGGATGCCTACGGCGGCCTGGACAGTTCCGAGCTGGTGCGAATGATGGCCGCTGCGATGGCTTTGGCCGAACTCAAGGGCATGGCCGATGCCCAAGATGACGGTGCGGCATGACAGACAGCAGCACAGGCAAGGGCGGGGCCACGAGTGCGCATGTGGGCTTCGGCACCCCGTTCCAGGAGCAAATTGACTACCTGCTGCAAAAGCTGCGCGTGCCCACCGAGCGGTGGGACGATATTCAGCGCAGTGCCCACGACCGGGCGTTCATGGTGGCCGGTGCCGCCAAGGCAGATTTGCTGAAAGACTTGCACGATGCGGTGGTGCAGCGGGCAACCGACGGCAAGGGGCTCAAGGCATTTCAGAAGGACTTCAAGGCCATCGTGGCAAAACACGGCTGGACTGGGTGGACTGGCGAAGGCAGCAAAGAAGGCGTGGCCTGGCGCACCAAAGTGATCTACCAGACCAATATGGCGCAGAGCTACGCAGCCGGGCGCTACCGCCAGATGACCGACCCCGAGTACGTGCGCCTGCGCCCGTACTGGCGCTACATCCACCGCGAGGGTGTGCGCCACCCACGACCCCAGCACTTGGCCTGGCACGGCCTGACGCTGCCCCACGATCACCCGTTTTTTAAAACCCACTTCGCGCCCAACGGCTGGGGCTGCGGCTGCCGCATCGTCCCAGTCAGCAAGGCCGAGGGCGAGCGCAGCCGCGACGCTGGCCTGGGCGAGCCACCCGATGGCTGGGATGTCATCGACCCCAATACCGGCGCACCCGTGGGCATCGACAAGGGTTTTGACTATGCGCCGGGGGCGGGCGTGAAGCGCCCGCTGCAAGAGCTGATTGATGCCAAGCTGCTGAAGCTGGATGCACCGCTGGGTGCCCAGGTGTGGGCGGAGCTCAAGCCAGCGTTGCAACAGGAGCGCCTGGCGCAGTGGCATGCCGTGTTTGATGCCACGCGCGACGGGATGCAGGCGGGTGCCCAGGCGGTTGCGGTGCATACCGTGGCCCCAGCCACCGTGGCAGACCTGGCTGAGCGGAATGTGATTCTGGAGAATGCCGCCGTGTGGATGCGTGACACCGAACTGATGCACGCCCTGCGCGACAGCAAGGCCGCACGCGGAGCGGCCCTACCGGAGAGCGTTTGGAGGGACTTGCCGGTGCATCTGGCGGAGGCCACCGTTTACCTGGACACGCAGGACAGCTCCCTGATGTACGTTGTTGAGCTGGGGGAGAAGCTGGGTAAATTGGCGGTACGCGTCAACTACAACGCCAAAGGTCGGTTTGATGGTGTGCGGGCCAGGATCGTGTCCAACTTCGTTCAGACTGGCGGGCTGGTGGAGCGCAAGAACATGACCACTGGCAAGCAGTATGTTGAACTAAAGAAGTGAGGCGGTGCCGGATTCGAACCGGATCATAGGGTCGGAGAACCTAGCCTAACCATTCCCATTGGAAACAACCGCCTCGCCAAAATTATGACAACCTTCACCGTTGAAGTCAAAGACCAGCAGGTTTTAGATGTGCTGGCCAAACTCACCAAGCGCATGGGCAATTTGCAGCCCGCGTTGCAGGCGCTGGGCGATGACATGGTGGAGCGCACCAAACAGCGGTTTGATTCGCAAACGGCACCGGATGGCACGCCGTGGGCTCCGTTGAGTACCACCACGCTGGGGCTGTTTGCTGGTGGGTTGGGGAAGAGCTACCGCAAGAAGGACGGATCACTCAACAAACGTGGCAGCCAGGCGTTGGCGGGCAAGCGCATCCTGATTGGAGAGAGTGGCGACTTGAGCCGCCAGATTTTTTCCAAGGCCGATGCCAGCAGCATGACAATCTGGGCCAGCCCGGTCTATGCGGCAATGCACCAGTTCGGTGGCATCACGGCAGCCAACAGCATGATTCCTGGTAAGAGCATCCCGGCGCGTCCATTCATGCCGGTGGACTCAGATGGCAATCTCGATCCGACTGAGCAGCGTCTGGTGCTGGAGACGCTGAGCGACTACCTGAGCGATGGCTTGTGACAAAAAAAGCCCGCGCCAATTTGCGGGCCTGTGGCGCGTTTTCGTGGTCTGCCTACCCACTGGCATGGGTTGCGAATTTGACCCCCGTTAAACCCGCGTTAAAAATCGTTTAAACGGCATTGGCGGTTTGGCCGCTTACCTGGGCATTGGTCTGGCCGGTGTTTTGCCGGTATCTGGTGGGGGCCTGGTGGGGGTGGGGCTGTTTTTTGGGTGCATACCGAAGCTGCGCATACTGAACCCCCTCACTCTGACAAAGCGCGCCCCCCACGGCCACAGTGTGGGCATGGCGAAACAAACCCCACCACTGCACATCTTCAAGCCCGGTACGCACACCGACATGTCGGGCCAGGCTCGCACATTCACGCCTGCGCTGCTGACTCAAATTGCTGCTGCCTATGACCCAGCGCGCCACGAGGCCCCGCTGGTGGTGGGCCACCCCCGGCACGACTTGCCCGCCTACGGCTGGGTGCAGGCGCTGACATACAGCGATGGGTCAGACGATCGACCCGCCGGGCTGTATGCACTGCCCGGCCAGGTGAATGCCGACTTTGCCGACATGGTGGCCGCCGGGGCGTTCAAAAAAATCTCAGCCGCCTTTTACCCGCCCGATGCACCGGGCAACCCCACGCCCGGCCAGGTGGCGCTGCGCCATGTGGGCTTTTTGGGGGCGCAGCCACCCGCCATCAAGGGGCTGCTGCCGCCGAAGGTCATGGTCAATTTTGCCGATGGCGATGCCGACGGGCTGATGGTGTTTGGCGAGGACTCTGCCAGCACCAACGAAACCACAGATGCCACCACCGATGTCATTGATCCACCCACCCCCACCACCGTCATCACTCCAGGAGAACCAACCGTGACTGAACAGGAAGCCGCCGCACTGAAGGCGAACAACGCGGCCTTGGCCGCTGAGCTGGCCGCGCTCAAAGCCCAGGCCGAAGGGCAACGCATTGCCAACATTCATGCCGCCAATTTGGCGTTTTGCGAGAGCCTGGTTGCCAGCGCCAAGCTGCTGCCCACCGCCAAAGACGTGCTGGTGACCACACTGGATCACATCGATATGCACAGCACACCCGCTGCCGATGGCACCGCACAGGCGCTGACGTTTGGCGAGGGCGATGCCAAAAAACCACTGGCCCAGGCGCTGCGCGATGTGCTGCAACAAACCCCGGCAATGGTGGCATTTGGCGAGCACGCCACCAAACAGCGGGCCAAAACGGGCGACGAGGGCCAGCACACCAGCCAGCAGCCAGCCGGTGCCATGCAGTTTGCCAATGCTGACCCCGAGCGCATGAAGGAACACCAGGCACGCCTGGACTACATGGCCACCCACAAAGTGGACTACGCCACCGCAGACCGTGCGCTGCTGTCTGGCGCTGTCCGCTGATCCCGGTCATCCGCACCGTCATTCATTAAGCAGAGGAACCCGACACCATGTCTCAATCCAGTTTGCGCCAACAGCGCGTTGTTGACCCCGTACTGACCAACCTGTCCACCGGCTACACCAATGCCGAATTGGTGGGCAGTGTGCTGTTCCCGTTTGCCCCGGTCGATAAAGAGGGCGGAAAAATCCCGCGCTTCGGCAAAGAAGCGTTCATGGTGTACGAAACCGAGCGTGCCGTGGGTGCCGACAGCAACCTGGGCAAGCTGGGCAGCATCAACCCGCTGGACTTTGCTCTGGAAGAGCACGACCTGGGTATTCCTGTTGACTACCGCGAGCAGGAAGAAAGCTGGGACAACGCGGTGCGCCGTGCCAACAACCAGTCGCTGGCCGGGATACGTTTGGTTCACGAAATCAAAATGGCAGCCATCGCCACCAATCCGGCCAACTATGCCGTTGGCAACAAGCTGGCTCTGGCGGGCGAAAACAAATTCAGCCATGCCAACTCTGACCCCGAGGCGGTCATCAATGCAGCCAAGGACGCAATCAGCGACAAAGTGGTGTTGGAGCCCAACACCATGCTGATTGGTGCGCTGGCGTGGCGTGCGCTCAAGGGCAATGCCAAGCTCAAGGCCATCTTGTCCGACAACGCCAAACGCCTGGTGCGACTGGATGATTTGCGCGAGATTTTCGAGATCCAGAACATTGTCATTGGGCGGGGGGTCAAGACCAATGACAAGGGCGTGGCCAGCAAGATTTGGGGCAACAACATTGTGTTGGCCTATGTGCCCGCCGCGCAAAGCGGCGCGGAGTCTGACAGCCGCGTGCCCAGCTACGGATACACGCTGCGCAAGCGTGGCTACCCACAGGCCGACCAGTACACCAAGGCTGGCGGCAAGGTCACGGTGGTGCGCAACACCGACATCTATCAGCCGCTGCTGATGGGCGCGGAAGCAGGCTTCCTGCTCAGCGACGTGGCCTAAAGCCATCCAACTGCCCCGCAACAAAGTCTCTCCTGGAAGATCACATGAAAACCTCCAAACCTCTTTTGACGGTGACGATGCTGGCTGCGGCCAGCCTGGCTGAATTCCGCTTTGCCAGCTTTGCGGGCGTGCCCTGCGAGGCCGGTACCCGCGTGCTGGGTGTGCCACGCAACAGCGCAGAGGCGGGCGATACCGTGGGCGTGGATACCCACGGCGAAATCGTGGTTGAAGCCGGTGCCGCCGTGGCGGTGGGCGATGAAGTGCAGAGCGATGCCCAAGGCCGCGCTATCACCAAAGATGCTGGCATTGGCTGGGGCGTTGCGCGTGATGCGGCTGCCGCAGCTGGTGACTACATCCGCGTGCTGCGCTGACCGGTTCACCCAACCGCAGGCATCACCAGCATGACCACCTACGCCAGTGCATCAGACGTGGCCCTGGCCGCCACCGGCGGCTGGGCAGAAGTTGCCCAGCGCGCCTGTGCTGTACCTGGCGTGGATGCAGACCTGATGCAGGCCGTGGCCACGGGCCAGCCCACTGGTGCCTGGAGTAACGAGCTGGTGGCTGTGGCCCAGGCGGGGCTGGCCAAGCTGGCCGCTGCGCTCGACATGGCCAGCCGCCATGCAGACACCTATTTGTACCCACGCTACCGCCAAGCCATGCCGTTGCCCACCGAAGTGGTGTCGGCCAGCAGCCTGCCCGCCGTTGTAGCTGCGATTGCCATGCGTCGGCTGTACGGTCACGACGTGCCAGAAGATGTGCGCAAGGGAACGGCCTGGGCCGATGACTACCTGGTACAGCTGAGCAAGGGCATCGTCAGCCTGGGAGCTGTGGACACGGTGGTAGCGCAGCCCGCAGGGCGCACCCTCAGCCGCCAGCCGTCCAAGGCGTTTGACTGGGGGGCGTACTGACATGGCCACCACCGTGCTGATCACCGGGCCACTGTCCCTGGAGCCCTTGCTTGTTGATCGCCTCAAAACCGCCTTGGCCAGCCACACGCCCGCCGTGCATGTACTGTGCGCTGCCGACCTGGACGGGGTGATCGAGGAGCGGCAGCTGGTGCCCGCTGTGCATGTTGTGCTGGATGGCATCAAGCCGCTGAGTGCGAATGTGGGTGACACCGTGACCGAATGCACCTGGCACACCGTGCTGACGCTGCGCAACGTCAACACAGCAAACAAGGGCGGCGCAGCCGTGCGGGTAGATGCCAACGCACTGGCCAACGCCGTTTACACCAACCTGGTGGGCTGGACACCACCGGGGCACAGCAAGCCGCTCAGACTGGTGCCAAGCCCACGGGGCGGTAACCACAACGGTTTTATGTACCTGCCGCTGACCTGGCGCACAGAGTTTGTGTGGCGCTCAGAAATCACCACCCCCAGCAACCCATTTTTTCCCTGATTGAAGAAAGAAGCGAACCCTGTCACTGATCAACCCAACCTCTTATGTGGGCAAGGGCCATGTATTTGTGCAGCTGCGCGGCGTGGCCGGAGCCAAGATGGTTCCCATTGGCAACTGCGAAGAGCTGAACACGAACGTGGAGGTTGACCAGAAAACGCTGCTTGATTCCAGCAGCAGCGGGGGCGGGGCGCTGGAGACGCTGGACCGCATCAAGAGTGTCAAGGTGCAAATGAAGGTGACAAATTTGTCGTCAGCCAACATTGCCATTGCATTGCGTGCGTCGGTCACGTCATCAGCGAGTGCGGCTGTGGCTGACGAGGCCCATGCCGACATCGCTCTGGGCAGCTTGATCCGGCTGGAACGGCTGCCTGATTTGACCGCACCCATCACCATCAAAAAGGGAGCCACCGTGATCCCGTCTGCGGGCAACTGGACGGCCATTGGCGCGGGCATCTGGCCCTCTCCCGAGGCTGCTGACCTGCTGGATGGCGATGACATCACCGTGAGCTACACCGCTCTGGCATCTGACATGCTGCAAACACTGGTGCAGTCCGCCAACGAGTACCGACTCGTGTTTTCTGGCTTGAACGAGGCCCGTGAAGATAAGCCGATGGTGGTCGGCATGCACCGGCTGAAGTTTGCACCGGCCAGCTTGGGATTGATCACAGACGACTTTGGACGCTTGCAGCTGGATGCCGAGCTGCTGTCTGATCCGACTGTTGTCGGCACAGGGTTGAGCAAGTTCATGACCGTCGATATGGCCGCCTGATATGACCCACGAAGTCTGGATCAACGTAGAAGGTTTGGCACACCCGATCAAGCCTTCCGGGTTTGTGATGATCGACCGCGACACCGGTCTGCCCGTGCCAACACTGGCCCAAGGTCTGACACGGGAGCAGCTTGATTCGGCCCCCGTGCGCACGGCGGACACAGTGCTGGACAGCACCGGCCAGCCATTCAGCCCGGACGCTTGCGCCCATGCCTACGGCTACAACGCCAGCGGCCTGATCGTCACCGACACGGCCACCGATGGCGCGACAAGCTGGGTCAAAACGTACACCTACAACGCCGCCGCCCAGCTGACGGGTGAAACAAATTGGGTGCGAGCATGAGCGGCCTGACTTTCTCCCAGCTCCAGGCCCTGGGCTTTTCCAACAACACGCGCGGTGTTTTCCTGAAAACCGACGACCGCAGCCCGGCATGGGTCAAGACCGGGGGCAACACCCTGGCTGTGAAAGCGGGCACAGCGGCATCGGTGGCGGGGCGACTGCGCAGCTTTGCAGAGCAGACCAATGTGGTCATGCCTGCGCTCACACCGGGAGCCGACTACGCCATTTACCTGTGCGCCGATGGCACGGTGCGTGCTGATGTCAGCACCACTGCGCCCAGTGGCTACACCACGGCCAACAGCCGCAAGCTGGGCGGATTCCATTACGGATTGGTGCCTGTTGGTGAGACGCTGGCCGGTGGGCAATTCAACACCACGGGCAGCGTCACCACGGGCGGCATGGTGTGGACTCAGGCGGACGTGAATGCGCTGGCGGGCATCAATGCCCACAGCTTGTGGGACTTGCGATTTAGGCCAACTTGCGATCCACGCGGCATGGTGTGTGTAGCGGGCAACTTCTGGGCCGACATCTACCTGTGCAACACCGACGTGGATGTCAACGGCACCAGCCGATTCAACCAGCCGATTGCCAGCGGCACGGTGCTACCCAAAGTGCCCGCCGCGTTCGGTGGCAACGGCGCGACCGCATATGCCAATTGCAACTGGTGGACGGCAGCCGAGGTGGTGGGCGCAGCAGGCAAAAGCCTGTTCTCCGAGGCCGAATTCATACAGGCCGCGTTTGGCGTGACCGAGGGCGTGGCGCTGGGCGGTGCGTCCAGCACGCCGCCCGCGACCGTGCGCGAGCCCCGATTCACAAGCAAATGGGGTCTTGAGCAAGCCAGTGGCCATGTGTGGATTTGGGGGCAAGACGCAGGTTACCGGGGTGACGGCGTGTGGACTTACTCCGGTGTCAGCGCCACGGGGCGTGGGCAGGTTAACCGACAAGGCTCCGTCGGCCAGGTGCGTGTGCTGCTGAGTGGCTCCCGCAGCCACGGCTCGCTCTGCGGCTCCCGCGCGTCCTTCTGGTCCGACGCGCCGTGGGGCTCGGGCTGGAACATTGGCTTGCGCGCCCGCTGTGACCTCTTGGCACTTGCTTGAGCGGCGAAAGCCGCGTTGGATGGATTGAAAGAATGATGGATACGCCAGAAACACAGGCCAGCACCGACCCCAAAGCAGCTATGGCCATCGTGGCTTGCTTTGAGGGGTTTGTGAATTACCTGTACCCGATGCTGGTGAACACCAGTCGGCAGCACCGGGTGCTGCGCGACACGGTGATCGCCGCGTGTTTTGCTCAGTACAAGCTGTTTCACGCGGCGGCCAAAAGCCGCCAGGTGTCGCGCCTGTACGAGGCGGATGCGGGGCTGGCGTATCTCAAAGAGCTTTTGCGTTTTATGGCGGGGCCTGACCGCAAGCTGGTATCGCGTCGTCAATACGAGGTGGCCTCTGTGCATCTCGCTCAGACGGGTTCCATGCTGGGGGCTTGGGTCAAGTCAACGCAAAAGAGGTCGGGAGGGGGTTAAGTGGCAACCGCAACAACGGCTCGATCTGCGGCTCCCGCGCGTCCAACTGGAACAACGCGCCGTGGAACTCGAACTGGAACATTGGCTTGCGCGCCCGCTGTGAGGATTGAACGGAAAGACACCACACCCAGCACTGCCACGGCGTTGCTGGGCGACCCGATGTTTGATGGTCAGCCCCGCCCGGCCTGCTTCGGCAAACACACTAAGAGGTTCAGAGAGCGGGGAGTAGGGCTTTGCCCGAAAGCCGCGCTGACATATATGGGCACCAAGCATAAAAACCTTTTCATTCAAGTGACCGACCCCGACAACCTGTGGGATGCGTACCGCAAGGCATCTTTGGGTAAGCGTCAAACGCTGGGCTATTTACAGTTCAGGGCTGACGATGCAGCGCACTTGGTGCAGCTGCGCAACGCATTGACCGGTGGCACGTATGCACCGGGCAAGCCGCGCGTGTTCAATGTGTACGAGCCCAAACTACGGCAAATATCAGCCCTGCCATTTGTGGATCGGGTGGCTCAGCACGCTTTGTGCAATGTCATCGAGCCTATCTTTGACAAGGTATTTCTGCCACAAAGCCACGCCTGCCGCATTGGCAAAGGCACCCACCAGGCTGCCATCAGCGTGCAAGCCATGCTGCGCAGCGTCATCAAAGGCGGCGGCGAGCCCTGGGTGTTGAAGACGGATTTCTCCAAATACTTTGCCTGCATTGACCGAGCCCGGCTACATGCCGAATACCGCAAAAAGATCAGCTGCAAACCAACGCTGGCACTGCTGGAGCGATTCATTCCAACCCAGGGTGTTGGTCTGCCCATCGGCAGCCTGACCAGCCAGCTCAGCGCCAACTTGTACGGCCACATGTTCGACCGCTGGTTTGCGCATCAAGTAGGTGTGAGCCAGTTTGCACGCTACATGGACGATGTGGTGGTGGTTGGCCATAGTCGCGAGGCCATGACGCTGCTACAGCTACAGGCGCAGTCGTTTGCGCAGCAGCACATGGGCTTGCGGTTTTCGCACTGGAGCGTACAGCCCTGGCAGCGAGGCGTGAACTTCTGCGGCTACCGCATTTGGCCGACCCACAAACTGCTGCGCCGCGCCAGCGTGACCCGAGCCCGGCACAGGCTGGCTGGGTTTGAAAAGTCGGGCGACCTGGCCGCCCGTGATCAATTTTTGGCATCTTGGCGCGGGCACGCGCAATGGGCCGACTGCCGCAACCTGCTAGCCCACCTTGGAGTAGCACCATGATTCACTACTACAGCCCGCACACCCTTGAGTTGATCGCAACCACCACTCCAGCCGGCTGGATGTCATCCACCGATGTTGCTCCGCCAGCGTTTGACCCGGCAACACAGTCGTGCCTGTTCCAGGGCGGGGTCTGGGTAGTGGCAGATGTTGTTCCGCCTGCGCCAGTTGTGCCAGAGGCTGTGACCCGCTTTCAGGCCCGTGCCGCGCTGGCCCAGGCTGGCCTGCTGGACAGTGTGAACGCGATGATGGAGCAACCCGGCACCCCGATTGCCGTCAGGCTTGCATGGACTGATGCGCTGGAGTTCCGCCGCCACTCGCCCACCGTGCTGGCCTTGTCCGGTGCCCTGGGAGTGTCAAGCGCCCAGCTTGATGCGCTATTCATCTCCGCCGCTCAGATTGAGGCTTGACTCGTAACCGAGACTAAAAAAACATGAACACAAAAACCATCCAACACAACGGCGTTGACATCGTCGTCACGCCCGTCAAGGTCAAAAACCTGCCCGCATTCCTGGCCGCCATTGAGCCCGTTGTGAGCCAGCTTGGGCGCAAAACCAGCGCATCGGCGGCAGAGGATTTGCTGTCCGCCCTGGCCACGCACGCGCCCAACGTCATCAAGGCCACGGCGGTGGGGGCGGGCGTGGAAGAAAAATGGCTGGGTGAGCAGACCACAGAGGTGCTTGTTGACCTGGCCACCGCCGTGCTGGAGGTCAACATGGATTTTTTCGTGCAGGTGCTGCTGCCGCGCGTGACAGCAGCCATCGGCCCGCTGGGGCGGCTCAGCAGCCTGGGCGGCCAGACGGCGGCATAGGGGCGCACTGGTGGCACGATTTGGTGGCCGCCCTGGTGGGCGCGGGCTTTGGGTACGCGGATGTGTTGCACATGCCGTGGACAGACGCGCGCGACTTTGCCCGCAGCGCCGCCACCGCCACCGCCCGGCAGCAAAGCCAGGCCATGCTGCAAGCGGCCATTGCTGCCCGCATGGCGCAGGCCGAGCCGGGTGCCTGGAAAGAGTTTGCCAAATCCATCAGCGCAGCCTAAGCGGCAACACAACAGGGGAGGCTCAGCATGGCGGGTAAAAACGTCGGGCTTGGCATCGTCATCACTGCGGATGCCAAGCAAGCTGTGGCGGCCATCGGCAGCACCACGCGCACGGTAGAGCAGCAGACTGCCGCCATCAAGGAAGCATCGGGCCAGGCTCAGCAGCTGGGCAAGAATTTGCAAGACACGGGGGCTGCTGCCCCCAAGCTGACGGCCACCGCTGCGGCCAGCCAGGAGCTGGCCACGGGCATGCGCAAGGTGGCCACCGAGGCCAAGGCCGCTGCCGACGCACAAAAGCAGGCGCAGGCGCTGACTGGGGCGCGGGCTGAGCTGGGCATCAAGCCCCAGGCTGATCTGGCCGCGCAAATTGGCAAGACCAAAACAGCTTATGAGCAGCTCAAGGCCAGCGGTGCGCAGGCGGCGGCTGAGCTGAGCCGAGCATGGGCCGCGCTGAAAGTCAGCATTACCGACATCAAAACCCAAACCGGCAGTTTGTCCGAGCAGTTGGGGGCGGTGCGCGAAAGCGCCGCCGCGCTGCTGGCTGTGCTGGCCGGGTTTGCGGCATCGGTCAAGGTTGCGGCCACGTTTGAGTCGGCCATGACCGACTTTGCCCGCGCCACCAACCAGACCACCGATGCCGTGATGGGCTTGGCCGACGGCTTCATGGCCCTGGCGCAAAAGTACGGCCTCACGGCAGCTGCCGTGGCGGGCATTGCCACCGTGGGCGGCAAACTGGGCATTGCCAAAGCTGACCTCAACACGTTTGTGGAGGCGGTTGCCCAAGCGGCCATCAATTTTGAGATGCTGCCCGAGGAGGCAGCCAAAGCCATCGGCCTGCTGAGTACGCTGCTCAAAATTCCGGTGGGCGAGTTGGCGGCGTTTGCCGGTGCCATCAATGCCGTGGCCGATGGCGTGGGCGTGATGGAGCGCGACATCATTGGCGCACTGGCGCGGGCTGGTGCCAGCACGCGGGACTTGGGTCTGAGTCGTGAGCAAACGGTGGCCATGGCCGCCGCCATGATCAAGCTGGGGGCCGATGCAGAGGGGGCTGGCAGTGCAATGCGCACATTCAGCGCCCGTCTGCGTGGCTCGGTCAATGATCAAGGCGCTGCCGGGGCGGCACTCAAGCGCCTGGTGGGCGATGTGCGGGGCTTCGCACAGCTGCTGTACACCGATGGCCAGGCGGCTGTGAGCCAGTTCTTTGCATTGCTCAACCGCATGCCTGGGCCTGAACGGTTTTCCGTCCTCAAGGATATTTTCCAAGAGGGGCTTGACACCGAAAACATCAACAAGCTGGCCACCGGGGTGGAGCTGTACAGCAAGGCACTGACGGCGGCCACGGGCGATGCGCAGAGCTTCAAGGCTCAGCTCGACAAGCTGACAGAAATGAAGCTGGGCACAGTAGAAAGCGAGTTTGCACAGCTGCGCTCTGCCGTGGGCAACTTGGGTACGGTGGTGGGCATGCTGCTGCTGCCTGCGGTGCGCCTGACCACCCAGGCCATCAATGGCATGGTCACGGCGCTCAAAAACATTGTGCAGGCCATGCCGTACACCGCCGCACTGGTGGGCACGCTGGCCACGCTGGCTGCCGGTGCGGGTGCGTTGCGCCTGGCAATGGGTGCGGTGGCGCTGCTGTGGGGCAAGCTGGCTGCGGCTGGAACGGCGGCAATGGGCGCACTGGTTGCACCGCTGGCTGGTTGGCTGGGGCGCACCGTGGCGCTGCAAGGGGCCAAGCTGGCACTGGGTGGGGCGCTGCGGGCGCTGTTGGGGCCGGTTGGGCTGGTGATTGCAGCCGTGGAGCTGGGTGTGTTGGCCTACAACAAGTGGGGCAAATCCAGCGCCGAAGCTGGCAGTCAGACCGAGCAGGCCATGAAGGCCAGCGCAGTGACAGCCCGCACCGCTCTGGCCGAGGTGGCCACGCAAGTGGATGCCGCTGCCAGCGTGGTGTCTGACCGCCTGACCGCCGCTTTCGAGAAAGCCAAGACCCTGGCCCAAGAGCTGCCCACAAGCTACAAGGCGGCGGCTCAGACCATCAAAGACCAGTACACCCAAGCCGCCCAGGGCATAGACACGGTGTTAAAAGCCCGGCTGGCATCGGTAAAAGGTAACGCCATTTCCGAGGCTGATGCTGTGGTGTCAGCCGAGGCCCAAAAGCTGGCCGCTTCCGATGCCGCCGCCCGCCAGACGCTGGCTGCCTGGGACACCGCGTATGCCGCCCTGATTGCATCAGGGGCCAAGTGGGTGGCCGATGCCAATGAGCGCAGCCGTGCCGTGGCCGAAATTGACCGCCAGGCCACTACCGAGCGCCTGGCTGCGCTGCAACAGTGGGAGAGCGCCTACCGCCAGACGGTTGACCGCCTGGTGGCAGAAGAACAGCGCCACCTGGACGAAGTGCGCCGCATCGAAGGCGAGCGTGCCAACCTGCGCCTGAGCACCGAAGACCGCATTCGCGAGCTGGCCCGCAAAGGGCTGGATGAAGTGAGCGTGTTTGCCGACCGGCAGCTGCAAGTGGAGCAAAAGCAAGCCGCTGCCCGCGCCGCCATCGAACAGGGCAACTACGCCCTGGGCAAAAAACTGGCTGAAGAAAGCATGGCGCTGGCTGAGCGCAATGCCGTCAGCGTCAAGCAAAACGGGCAGGAGGTGGTGAGCCAGGCGCAAGCATCGGCAGAGGCCATCAGGCAGATCAACGAGAGTGCCAACCTGGTGGACACGGCACTGGCCCGCATGGCCACAGGCCACACCCTGGCAGCGCAGGCGGCCCGCACGGGTGCCGACAGCGCACGCCAGACGCTGGCCGACTTGGAGCAGCAAATTGACACGCTGCAAACCAAGCTGGCTCAGGGGGCCGAACTGAAGCTCTATATAGATAGCGAGAAGTTCAAAACCACTCTGACCGAGATTGACAACCTGGTGCAGGCCAAGCAATACCTGATGACCCTGAAAGCCGAGGCCACCGACCTGGACGCGGCCCTGGCCAAGGTGGCCGAAAAGGGTAAGGCTGGCGTTGACGTGCGCCTGCTGGCCCGCCTGGATGGGCTGGATGCCACCGTGGCCCAGGCCAAAGACGCACTGGCGGCAGCCGACATCAATGTGCCGCTCAAGTTTGACGGTGCCCGCTCCGCCCTCACAGACTTTGCAACCCAGGCCAAAGCTGTACTGGCCGAGCCAACCGAAAGCACCCACACCGTGGGCAGCAATGTGAGCGATGTGATGGCCGAGGTGGATGCCCTGCAAGGCCGTAACACAGAGAGCACCCACACCGTGTACGTGCGCCAGGTAGAGCAACGGGCGGGCGGGGGGCTGATTGGCGGCGTGGCCCGGTTTGCAGCGGGCGGGCAGGCGCTGGGGCAGGCGTGGAGCCGTGTGCGTGGCCAGGTGTTTGGCCCCGGCACGGGCACCAGCGACAGTGTGCCCGCCATGCTGAGCGCGGGCGAGTTTGTGGTGCGGGCCGACAGCGTGCGCCGCTACGGCGTGGGCTTGCTGCAAGCCATCAACAGTGGCAGCTTCGCCCTGGGTGCAGCGGGTGGTGTGGGTGGCGGTGCGAGCCTGTCTCGACTGACTGCACAGGCCGGTGCGCTGGTGAGTGGCGCAGGCGCAGTTGACAACACGCCCCAGGTGCGCCTGCTGTTTGACGTGCCAGGCCGCGCCCCGGTGCGCCTGGTGTCAGCCCGCGACAAAGCCCGCGATGTGGTGGACATGCTGCGGGCCGCTGGCCTCAGCGTACAAGTGGGGCCAGCATGAGCACCGCCTTCCTCAAAACCCTGGGCGGCATTGCCCTGCCCACTGGCTTGCAATGGGTGCAGGTCGGGCACGCGCAAGGGCGCGGCAGCGTGGCCAGGTTGGACTTGGCTGGCCGCCCTTGGGTGTTCACCGCACCGGCGCTGCGCCGCATCACCCTGGTTGCCACTGAGGACATGGGCTGGCTGACCACCGCCCAGGTGCAGGCGCTGCACAGCCTGGTTGCCACCAGCACGGATGCCGTGCTGGTGTGGCAAGAACCCCCACACAGCCGCTCGATGCGCGTGGCGTTTGACCACGAGCAAGGCCCGGCAGTGGCCACCACCGAAATCGTCCCCTGCTGCGGCTGGTGGACTGGCACGGTTTCTTTGATCATCCTGGAGGATTACTGACATGCCCTTGGCAACCACAGACATTATTTTTCGCACGGCTGCTGTGCAGAGCGACGCGGCGGGCAATGGCGGGCGCATGAGCGCCACGGCGCTGGCCGATAACGTCAAAAACGCGCTGTTCCCAGATGTTCGCCAGGCCGAGAGGATTGCGGGCAGCGACAAATGGCGCAAGCTGTTCATCCACTTTGCCCCGGCTGACCTGAGCCAGGCGCTCGACGTGCGGGTGATTCCCTACGACCCAACCCCGGCGGACGACTCGGTGGTGGTGTACGCGGGCACCCAAACCAACACCCAGAGCGCCATCACCGGCGCACTGCCCAGCCGGGCCTACGGTGTGGCCCCGCTGAGCGACAGCGCCAGTGCTGGTGCCACCACCGTGACCGTAACACTGGAGCCAGGCACCCCCACGCTGTTTGCAGCGGGTGACACGGTGTACATCACCGACAAAGCCACCATCAGCGCCGCGACCGGGGCCGAGGAATATGCCACCGTGGCATCGGTGGCCGCGCCATCGGGTGGCACGCAAGTGGTGACGCTGGGGGCTGCATTGGCCAACAGCTACGGCGGCAGCGGCACGGCCCGGCTGGCCAGCGTGATGCTGGCGGGCGATGTGCTGCCCACGCTCAGCGGGCAGGCGGTGGTGAGCGCGGCGGGTGTGTTCACACCCAGCGCCGTCACGCTGTATCCACGCAGCACGGTGGCCGATACCTGGACGCTCACGTTCACCAGTAACACCGCCTTCACAGCCAGCGGAGCGGCCACCGGGGCGGTGGGCAGTGGCACGGTGGGCAACAGCTTTGGCCCCAACAATGCAGACTTTGGCGGCAGCTACTTCACCCTGGGCGCGGGCGCACTGGGCGGCACCTGGGCAGCGGGCGACACGGTCACATTCACCACGGCCCCGGCTGCCATCCCGCTGTGGCTGCGCCGCACGGTGCCCGCCAACACGCTGACGTATGCCAGCAACCGATTCACGCTGGCAGTTGATCTGGAAAGCGCATAAGCATGGCCACCGCACAAGCTGCCCCCATTGCCGCTACGGCCAGCGTCAGCACAACCCCGGTGCTGCGCCTGGTGGCGGTGGGTGAGCCGGTAGTGCAGCCCTTGACGGTGCAATGGTGGGGCCAGGTGCCTTGGATTGACACCCACAGCGGCTGGCCGCTGTGGTGGCCAGAAAGCGAGCGGCCAGCCAAAGCCAAAGACTGGATGCGCCCGGCCATCCACCAGAAAAAAGCCGGAAAACTGGTGGTGGAACTTTCGCTGGCCCCCGGTGCCACGCTGGATGCGCAGCCCCGCCAGGGCTGGGATGTGCCCGTGATTGCCAAAGCCAGCAGCACCCCGCGCACCCTCACCGAGGTGCTGCGCCTGACTGGCCAAGTGGCCACCACCGCCCATGTGCCCGCCAGCCCGCCCCGCGTGCTGGAGCACGATGTGTTGGATGCCGAGCGCGGCACACGCCTGGTGCCCAGCATTTCAAGCGCCGGGGTGCTGTGGGTGCCACGGCCTGCGGTGGGCTATGTGGTGGTGGAGTACGAGGCCAGCATGGTGACGCTGGAGGCTGAGTTCGGCATCACAACCGCCCCTTGGACACCCGAGACGCGCCAGCGGGTGCTGCAAGATTTGGTGTTTTCTGGCAAGGCCGAGGACACGCCGCCCTTGATGATCAGGGTGCAAGTGCGCGACCCCGAGACCCGCAAAACGCAAAGCGAAATGGTGCAGGCCAACATGGCGCTGCTGGGGCTGCAAAACAACTTTGGTGGATCTGAGGGTGACCAGCGGGATGCCGCTGAGGACGACACAACCGGAGAGCTGGTTTACACCGAGACGGGGCGCACGGTGCAGCGGGTGCGGGTGGAGTCTGAGCAAACACCGGGCGCGTGGGTGGATGTGGAGGTGGCCAGCCAGATCGTGATGGAGCGCCAGAGCAGCAACCAGCGTGTGGTTTTCAATTACGCGGTGGGCACGCCATGACTGTGATTCGTGGCCTGTCGCCGCTGGTTCGGCTGCGCGACTTTAGTTTCGGGCGTATGAAGGTTCGGGTGGTTGGTGGGTACTCGGTTGACATTAGGCCGCTGTCGGGCAGCGCAATTCTGCATATTGATTACGGCGACCACGTTGGGTCTTCTTCAACGTCGCAGTATGGGGGTGCCAGTATTTCTGGGGGTGGGTTGACATTGCCTTTGGCTTTGGCGTTTGAGGTGAGTGTGTTATTGCAGAGTCATCACCCGCAGTACACCTGGTACACGGGGACTGAGACATGCGTCGTTGATGCCGCTGGAGGGGTGAGTCGGGGGTTTGCGCCCATACCGCTATTTTCAAAATTGCATTCGTGCGGCGTGATCATTCAGTCTGTGGGGTGGCCGGTGGTTGTTTCACCAGGCGGCGTGCTCTACGACCCGCTCCCCGATGTGTTGGCGCACCTGGATCATTTTGGCCAGCGTTTGGAGGTGTGGCTGGAGACCGAGCTTTCGGGTGGCAGCCGTGAGTGGCGGCGGCTTTTCCGCAGTGCGCCAGCGGCGCAAGTGTCCATAGGCCCACTTCAAGATGCCGGGTATGTGGATGAGGAAGGGTACATCGTGCGCATGCCCGAAAGTGGCTGGTTGCCGGTTTTTGGGCGCAATGCGCTAGGCCCATATTCCCAAATTGATCAATTCAACCCTTCGCGGGCGAGTTAATTCAATTCAAATTTCAACAAAATGGAGAAATGAAAAATGACCATCCGAATTAATGATGCATTAGGTAATGCCATGACGGCGTGTGTACCAGATGGAGGTACGCTGTACGTCCGCACCGGCACCCAGCCCGCCAGTGCCAACACGGCGGCCACAGGCACGCTGCTGGTTCAGATGGACACGCTGTATTTCACCACGCCAACAGCAAGGTCAAAGTCGTTGACGGCCACGGTGCCGGGCACGGCAGTGGCAGCGGGCACGGCAGGCTGGGGTCGATACTCAGACGGCACCATCAATGTGGACGGCAGCGTGGGCATCGCAGGCAGCGGAGCCGACTTCATCATCAGCAGCACGGCCATTGCCATCAATGACGTGGTGACGGTGCAAACCATGAGCTTCACCACACCCGCCTGATTTGCATTCGGCACTGAGATAGACCGGCATGGCATCGCGCACGCTCACGGCCAGCATCACGCTGCCAAAGTTGCAGGCATCGGCAGCACTGAAGGTGTCGGCCCGTGTGGACGCGGCCATCACGTTGCCTGCTTTGCAAGCCAGCGCCACGCTGTTAAACAGCCCGGCCAAGGCGGTGACGGCTGACATTGCACTGCCCAAGCTGCAAGCCAGCGCCAGCCTGGGCATCAGCCCGGCCAGGTTGGTGGACGCGGCCATCACGTTGCCCGCGTTGCAGGCCACGGCCACGCTGTTAAACAGCCCAGCCAAGGTGGTGACGGCCAGCATCACGTTGCCCAAGCTGCAAGCCACGGCCAGCTTCAGCCTCAACCAGGCAAAAGTGGTGGACGCGGCCATTGTGCTGCCCGCGTTGCAAGCCAGCGCCACCCTGAAAGTGAGGCACTTTGCCCGCCTTGGTGTGCAGTATTCGCTGGCACAGCGGGTGGGGCAGCGGGCGCTGGGCCTGCGCTATTGGATGGTGGCGCGTGATGTTGTGCGGGGGCGTACCGATGGGTACTCGCTCTCTCAGCCCATGCGCTGGCAGTCTGGTGTGGCCTGGGATGGGCCACGCCGCCCAATGCAGTTGCGGGTGGTTTACGGCCTGCGCCTGGCGCAAACACAGCGCCTGGCGTGGCGGTTTCCGGTGTCCACTGAGCTGGTGCTGCGCTACGGTGCCAGAGTGGTGACCGATTGGATTGCGCCATGGGGTGCCGCTCAGGTGGTGCGTGCGCAGGCTGGGCTTGTATGGGGCGCAGCCCCTGCGGTGCGTGCGCAAGCCGGGCTTGTGTGGGGCGCAGCCCCTGCTGTGCGTGCGCAGGCCGGGCTTGTGTGGGGTGCAGCCCCTGCGGTGCGTACACAGGCCGGGCTTGTGTGGGGCGCAGCCCCTGCTGTGCGTGCGCAGGCCGGGCTTGTGTGGGGTGCAACAGGTGGCCAGCGGGTGGCGCTGGCGGTTGGCTACAGCCTGAGCATGGCCGGGCCACGCCGGGCGCATGGCATTGCAGTGCCGCTGGATGACCGTTTCAGGCTGAGCCGCCATTGGTCTGCAACATGGGCGCTGCCCGATGCATCGGCACCATCATCCAGCGGGCATGTGGTGACCGTGCCTTCCGTCACGCTGGTGGCTGGTGGGCGCAGTGTGCGGTTTTTGGGCGGTCTGTCGCTGGCTCAAGACGTGCGCGATGGTCTGTGGCGCTTGCAAGCCACGGTGTCGCAGCCAGTGGCACGCGGCGACGCTGTGGCGTGCGCCATTGGCTCCGATGTGTGGCATTTGATGGCCACAGAGCACAGTATTGAGCGTGCCGATGTGCTGGCCGACGGTTACCGTCTGGTGGCGGCATCGGCACCGGCGCTGTGGGATGCCACGCCCATTGGCCAGTTACTTGGCCGCGCCGCATGGCACACGGGCCAAGCCAGCACGCTGGCCCGTGCGCTGGCCACGCCTGCATCGCTGGCCTGGGCGCTGCCCGATGTGGTGCTGTCTGCGCCCTTGGTGCATGAGTCACTGTGGGGCTTGTCGCGCTGGCAAGCGGTGCAGCGCCTGGCACGCGCCTGCGGTGGCTGGGCGCTGGTGTCACCCGATGGCGCGGCCATTACATGCCGCTCTGCGGGCGCAGCGCATGGCCGCCACACACCGCTGGAGGCATCGTGGCGCGAGCTGGAGCCTGTGGCCGTGGCAGTGACAAACCGCGACGTGGCCGACAGCATTGCCGACGATCCAGCCCGCCCCAGCCTGGCGGGTGATGCTTCCCGCAATTTGCTGGTGCGCCCTGTGCCCTGGCGCGGCGTGGTGGTGCGAGCCACGGCCCCAGCCACGCTGTCAGCACCTGTGCAGACGGATGTGGCGCAGACAGAAACAATTGATTTGACCGCTGGCGTGGGCCAGCTTTCGCGCCCTGTGGATACGCTGCTGTCTGCTGAGGTGTGGCCCGGCAGCGCCGGGCCGCTGCGCTGGCAGCCCGACACGGTGGGTGTGTGGCTGGATGCCCCGACGCACGCCACGGCCCGCGTGCGCTACAGCTCCCGCGTGCTGGCCATATCGGCCAAATCGGCCACTTTGACCCCGACTTTGATCACCCTGGAGGACTCAACCTTATGACAACCGTTGCCCCTTTGACCGCCACCACACTGGTCACGTTTGACGACAGCACCCAAACAGACTACAGCCTCAGTGCAGCGCTGGATGACCGCGAAGGCGGCCTCAATGCGGGGCGCACCCAGTTCGACAGCCGCGCAACCAACCAGGCCGAGTGGCCCGCGTTCCTGGTGTGGGCGGCTCTTGGCAGCAAGGGCGGCTTGGATGTGCAGGCCCACGGTGGAGTGGTGCAGGTGGTTGCGGGCACGCCGTCCATCAGCACCCCGCACGACCAAACCGTCACCCAGCATGTGCCAGCGGGCCAGGCATCGGCAACAGTGTCGCTGCCGACTCCCGCCGTGGGTTCGCCTGCGTTTTCGGGCAATGCCACCGTGGGTGCCACCAAGCGCACCAGCGATGGCTGGACAACATCAGTCACGCTCAATCTGGCGGAGCCAGCGCCAGCCCCCTACGGCACCTGGATTGTCGGCAGGCTGACATGGGCGAGTAGGGCTCGGGCCTACCGCATCAAGCCCGATGTGGGCGCTGAGCAGGCAGTGTTTTTGGCTGTTGGCTTGCCCGCTGAGGCGTGATTGCTGGGGCACCAACCATGCGCACCATCGTCACAATTGGGCAGACCGAGCCTGGCCAGCAGCCAACGGTGGAGCCGCTGGCGGTATCCGCATTGGCGCTGGCAGCGCACGTCAAATTGTTGGCAGCCGAGGCCAGCACTACACAGGTTGCCCAGCTCCCTTACTCCCCATCAATGGCCGCCACTGACTCCATCGGCCTGGATGACCCCGCCATCAGCCGCTCTGCCGACGGCCTGATCACAGTGGTGGAGCACCTGATTGACCAGGGCCTGGCCATCACACGTGTAGAGGTCTCCCCCTATTTTTAATGGGTGTAAATGCCCG